CGGCTAGTGCCATAGAAACTACATCGTCCGCTCCCGCCGCTGTCGCGGCCACATTGTCTGTCGCCATAGGATAAAACCCCTAAGAGGTGCGCCAAACGTCTGGGGGGAACCGGGACGTTAGAACCGGGATTCGGGCACGAATGCCCTACTCGTCAACACAAGTAGCACACATTGTGTGCAATGTCAACACATGCGCTGTGTCAGGCAAAAATCGACAACAGCTTCCGCACTAAACGCCACAGGCTGACACGCCCCGCAGGGCGAGTCGGCGCATGCCGCTCGTAAAAGCCAATGCCTCCATAGGGACTATAAACAATCCCGTTGTCAGGTATCTTAAACACAAAGATCCACCTCCTTTCATCATACTTCTAATGAGCAAAATTCATGCCTACCTACCGGACCTTCGACGCTTCGGCCCTAGTCGCTTCTAGGTAGTCCCACAATTCCACCAGCGCATTGAGCTGGCCGTTGGCGTGGGCAAGGAGGCCGGGGTCTTTGGCGGTGGCCATGTTGCTGGCGAGAGCCACACCGTCCGCGATGCGGTCTTGCAGGGCGACCATGACGGCTCGCCAGCAGGGCGGGGCTTGGTCGCGGGCGAAGGCGAGTGCGCCTTTGAGGTCGAACTCTTCGTCTTCAGAAGCGGTGTAGCGGTCGATGGGGATGGTTTTGGTTTTAGTAAACATAGTCATATTCGGTATTCGTGAATGGCGAATGGCTAACTCGTCATTAGTGACGCTTTAGTTTTTGGGTTACTCTGTTGTTGGAGAAATAAGTCGTCACGAAAGATGCTTTATATCCAAAAAGGATACATGGCCCTGTTCGCCACGATGACGTGCGGGCCGCACTCGCGGCAGATGGGGCCGAGTTGTTCGTCAACTCCGTGGATGTCCTCGATACGAAGCTGCTTGCTACACACACCGCAACGCGGCGGTTCCTTGCTGCGGCCCCGCCACGGGCGGGCGCGCGGGGGTGGGGGAACTGTGCCGCTCGGAGCCATTAGTAACTCCCTCCTCCGCGCGGGCGCAGGATGTCGCCCTCGACGTTGTTGCAGCCGGACAGAACAAGCATTCTGACCAGATCAGGAAAATCTTTTGAGCTGCCTTTATTTCCGTCCGCCCCAGTCCATTCCTTCATGCACCAGATTAGGTTCTGGCAGTTCTCGCTGATGTAGAGCTTCGGCTGGTTGAGTGCGTCGAGCGGCTTCTGCGTGTTGTAGTGCAGCCAGTCGTTGATAAGACCGACACCTTCATCAATCGTGTCGCCGGGGGCGGCTGAGAAGTCCATGCCGAGGTCGCTCATCTCTTCGATCAGCGTGGTGGGGCGCTCCTTGGCCAGCGTCTGTGCGTTGCCGTAACGCGAATCCATCCATCTCTCAAAGATGCGCTCGCCGTTTTCGACGTTGCGGATTTCTTCGATGTATCGCTCTAGCCCGAAGCCGAAATCTTTCTGCGCGGGACCTTGGCGCCCGTCCGCCTTCTTGCCATCCGGCTCTGCCCACATGCCGGGGTAGCCGACGCCTTCGACATACTCGTTGGGGCAGGGCCATTCGCGGTAGATGAAACAGCGGTTGGCACTATCGAACAGCGCCCAGATCATGGCCCAGTTGCGCGCGGAGCAGGGGTCTATGAATTGGTAGCGGGTGCCCTCCTTGGGAATCCACTCATGCTTTATGACGTGAACCTTGTCGTTGAACAGCGGGAAGCGGTTGTTGATCGAGCGGGTCGGGACGCCATAGGCGCGGCAGAGGATCTTCTCCCGCGTCTCGTTGCGCAGCTCCTGCTGCATGCGCTCCCAGCCGGCCCACGGATTATTCTTGGTCTGGAAGTAAATGATCGGCCGGCCCTTGCGTCCTGTCTGGACGATGGGCACTTTCTCGTAGCCGACGATGACCTTCTCGCCTTTGTTGTCCTCAAACTTGGGCAGCAACTCCGCATCGCACTCCTCCACGTTGCGGGCGCCGGTGAGGTAGTCTTTTACCGTGGGCGAGTAGCCTTCGATGGGGGTGAATGTGACGATCAGCACGCCGTTCCTGTCGAGAAGACGGAAGCGCAATGTCTCCAAGAAATCCAGCGGCACCAACTCGTCGCACCATGCTATGTCAATCTCGCCGCCTTCGATGGTGCTGATGTCCTGCGCGTAGTTGCGGAAGATGCACTGGCTGCCATTCGGTGCGACGAACTTGTTTTCGGTAAAGCCCCCCTTGACCGAGTAGGTGATGTTTGTGACCGTGCCCTTGCGCGCCTGCCGCCAGTCGGCCGGCAGATATTTGAAGACGCGGGGTTGTTGCATTTCGATGCTGTTGGGCGCGGTCGTTTGGAAGCACCACGCAACAGACTGCTTCTTGTGGTAAAGCCGGTGAATCACCTCGCGCGCGGCCCACTCCGTTTTGCCGGATCTGTTGCCCCCCATGACAAGGATCTCGCGGTTGTCCTCCAGTAGCTGGCTGGCCTTGTTCCAGATCGGTGGGCGGTAGCCGTAGCGGTAAGGATCTACCTTCTCCTTGAGGATTAGTTCTTCCCGCTTGAGCAGCAGATCCCATCCCTTCTCTGGCCCGATAGCCAATAGCACGTCCTTGGGCGGCAGCTTCATCACCGGATGAGCAGTCGGCGTGAAGCGGGAGCGGGGAGTGGATTTCTTGTCGCTCATCGTAAAGAAGTGGTGGCAGCACCCCCCAGTGCCGCCACCGCGCATTGGGTTTCCGGACGATTGGCGCAACCCTGACCGGAGAACAAGTAACCCCGGCCCTTTGTTGTTGATCGTCTTTTCATCCTTTGCGCAAAGTCATTGGCGCTTCAGCAATTCGCTGGCGGGCCGCAGCTTGTCGTGCGGCACGAAATAGCACGGAGGCGGTGACGCGCATTTCCACTCATCGCGTTTGGCGTCCTCGGCATTGATCCACCCATGGACAACGTAGTCGGGCGATTTTCCGCTGACCGAAATCACGATGCCCGAGTCATCGGGGCGGACCTTGAGGTTCGGGCGCTGCGACCAGCGCACTTCATAGTTCGTTCCGGTAATGTCGGGCGTGTGAAACGTATTCACGCCGAAACCCCAATAAAGCCCGAGCAGCTTGGCCACGGCGCATTCGGCGTGGGCTGCCTCAATGTGGAATCCCCACAGTTCTCCCGGTGTTTTCTCGGGGAAGCGGGGCGCACGCTTGCGAAAGGATGCCTCGGCATTGCGGCGAGAGCCTATGTAGGTCGAGACGAGGACTTCGTTTTGGTTGAGGGAGACGTTCATGTGTGCGGTTGTGTGCTAGTTAGGCGTCAGAAGCGTCCTCAATATCCAAAGTCGGATTCGGCGCACTGACGATCTGGTCGATGCGCACGGTGAGCCATTCGCCGTTGTCTTCGCGGATGACGGTGACGTAATCGTTCTCGCCGCCGCCGTTCTTGCAGTAGATGAGCGTGCGGCAGGGGGCGTCCTTGCCTTTGACATAGACGCGCTCGCGGTCGGGGAAGAAGGCGATCATACAAAGAGAAGTTGCCGGGAACGGTGAGCGCTCACCTTTTCAGCGCACGGGTTGCCAAGGTTGCGGCTCACCATACGGTGCCCTCCCGACCTCGATGTGGCGCCCACCGTTCTCGGACTGAGGCCGAACCTCTGTCTCCCGATGTGGCGCTCATCCGTCTTGCTGCGCTGCCCAGACAAAGTGGAGCTACGGCTCAGGTCGCTACGCCCAGATATTTCCAGACGCCCCTCAATGACCGCAGCAAAGTAATGGGCAGCAGGCTTCGCTTTTGTTGCGCTTACGAAGCTGGCGGTTATGTGACTAGCGGGGCGAATGCCTCCTGCCGGCGCAATACCTTTGACTGCTGCTTGAAAATTCATTTGCCCTTGCGCTTCCTCATCTCCTCGCACAAGGCGTCGGCCTTTCGCTTGGCTGCTTCGGCGACGAGCTTCTGCCGCTTGCTCTTGAGCAAGGTGATGGTTTTGTCGATTTCCTCGATCTCGGGTGTCATAATGCGATACTTCTCCATAGTGTCAGGGTTGCACGGTGACGTGCCACAAGCCGATCTGCGCTACGGCATAGCCGAACCAGATGAGGCCATTCCAAAAGTTGTGATGGATAAACGCTTGGTCGATGGCCACGGCGAAATACATGAAGCCGACGATGGCGATGAGGACGGCGCTGGTCACTTGGCCTTGAACCCTCCGCGCTTGGCCTTCATCTCGGAGTAGACTTTGGGCGAGACAGTTGACTTGCTCTTGGGCCGGCTGGTGCCAGCGGCTTTGCGGGCGTTGATATTTGCGTAAAGTCCTTTTTTCATTAGCAACTCCATGCCTTGCGGCTCCAGTAGTTGGCCGAGAGCTTGTCGCCCGTGCCCTTGATGCCGCCGCTGCGGGCGCAGTAGCTGGCCTTGCGGGCGGGCTGATCCTTCTTAATCGACATGTTTGGGTCGCCGAAGCGGACCAACTTGGTCTGTTCTCCTGACTTGGCCAACACGGCAAACTTCTTGGGGCCGTCCGGTGTGCGTTTGGGTTTGTTGTATCCAGAGAATGTTTCTCCTCGGTATTTGATGCTCATGGTTTTTTA